CCGTCATTGACTTGGCGTGGTTTGGTGGAATGTTGATAAGGATGCGGTTATTAGCCAAGCCCTTTTCGTACTTCATCGAAGGATGAAGCCAAGAGGGGTCTCTGCCTTCTATAACATCTATCAGGTTCTGTTGATGACCAAAGGTCTTGGATTTGAGAAAGCGTTCACGGAACTCGGCAAAGGTAATATCATTGAGGGTTTGTTCTATGAAGGAGGAACCGCGTAGGCCTAGCCTAGTTCTGTCTACCTTGTCCTTCCAGGCAGGGTCAGTACGGCGGTAATACTCATAAGACTTGTAGGATCTACCAGCGGAGGCTACAGCTTGCTCTACTGTCATACCTTCTGCGATAGCAGAGAGGATAACTCGCTTGGCTATCTCTGCTGTATTTTCTGGCATTATGTCCTATCAGGCTCTGGGCAGAATATGGCGCATATCTTCGATATGTCGCTCAAGAGTCATATCTGATTTCAGATAGACCTCACCCAACTAAAAGAGGTGCTTAGCACCTCACTAGGCGTTCGGCGCTTCGCCCCTTGGGGGCGCTTACTGCTACTTCCCTAACGGGCGTAGCGTAAGCGAAGCTATAGCCAGGTAGACTCGTGCGCCCTGTCTACCTGTCTATACTGTATTAGGCAGGAAAAAAAAGCGGTTTCCCGCTTTTCTTTCAAAAATCTTTTATTTGTGACTAACGTCACTCATAAATACGGACAATATAGGACAGTAGTAAAAGAACCATCAACTTTAGGCGAGATATTTAGAGTGGGTACACACATACACCTCCCCCCTATTTTATCACTCTAGGGTCTGTCGTTGCGTCGGCGTGGCTACCTGCGGAAGCCCACGCCTTACTTGAGGAAAGGTGGGGAGAAGTGGGGGAAAGTGGGAGGGCTTGCTACCGCATCGGCGCTCCCTCGCGCCTAACAATTTTTCCCTGATTCTAATAATCGTCCCCGAGCTGCAACCGATACCAGCCAGCTCGACCCGTCTCGCTGGACCGCGTCACTATCTCAACCCTTCCAGATAGTTGAACTTTCAACCAAGTCTCAACCTATACTCGAGACTTTCAGCTCTGATAGATATATCCAGTCATAACCGCCACGCCGCACCGTTATCGGTTGACACTTACCCTAAGTGTGGTAAATTGAGCTCACTATCTAAATTAGATAGATGAACTTACTAGAAGGGTAAACTAGAATGACACGCAAAGACTATAACCTAATCGCTGAAGCTATCCGCGATGCTCGCGCCAAAGTAGCCCACGAGTCCGATAATAACTTCCAGCTAATGCTCGGAGCTAACGTCGCACTCTACGAGCTCTCGGTGATTCTCTCTCAGAGATTCTTTGACGATAACCCTCGATTCGATGAGAATCGGTTTATGGTCGCCACTGAGACGCTTCATAACTAGTTGCTGGACTTTCCCTTACGGTTGCTATACCGTAAGGGATGGCCTAGTCGCTAGACCAGCGGCAGGATAGCTTGAAGGGAGCTAGTTAGATGGACACTATGAACGCAACACGTACCGAGCAGATTATCTATGAGATGCTCACTGAAAATACTGGCCGCCATATGCTCGACTCGGGAGGGGAGAGCGGGAGAGCGTGGCAGAAGAATCAAGTCAAGTCACTCGATGACTTCCGCAATGAAGCTCGGACTCGATTCGATGCTAAATACTATGATGCCACCGTCTCACTCTTTCATCATCTCACCGAGAAGTTGACCTACTCGCAAGAGTGGACCGAGACTTTCAATGAAGTGGCAGCAAGTAACGCTGATATGGGCTGGCTTGAGCTGATGGAGAGCTTCCCTACTGTAATGGGATGGGAGCGTCTCTTCACTGAGAATAGCTATAACCGCGAGAGCTTACTCTCGCAAGTCATCCAATACACCGTCTATAACACTGGCAGCGAGACGCTAGTCGCGCTTCAGATACACGGTGGAGCTGACGTACGCGGCGGCTATACCGCTCCCCGCATCTTCTCGATGGACTATGAATATGACCTACTTTCAGAGGATGCGAGCATCTTCTGCACTGGTGATGCAGTCGATAGCGATGGCCCGCACCGATTCGACTGGAGCGGCGGGGAATGGACCTATGAGGGAGAATACTCCAAAGAGTACGACCCTTATGCAATGAGTCAGCGAGCTGACCTACTGCGGCTGGACTATTTACCGTGTGCTATCTGCGGCGCACCTATGAAGGATGGAGACCAGCGATGAAGAGAGCGATGGCTGCCCTACTCGTGGCAGCACTGGCCTATCTATGGGCTAACACCGAGCGTGTATATGGAGACTGTAGGCAGACTATCGAGGGAGAAGTCTGCGACCTAATTGGATACAAGTGGAAGGGAAGTAAGTGATGAAAGTGAAAGAGCTGGAAGAGCTAAGTGAAGCTATCGCGTCCCTATGGATACTGGGAGAGATTAGCGATGGAGCACGTCTACTATGGAGCGATATCGTTATCAATATGAAGGGAGAAGTAAAGTGAACGGGACTGCAATAAAATTCGAGATAGATACCTACTGCCAGTGTAAGCACTGCGATACGTGCGGCGTAGGTTATATGGGAGAGATAACAAGCTGCGATGACTGCGGCGGGGAGCTGCGTGACCTATTCGATGGATGCGGCGGCCTATGCTGGGACGACGCTAATATGATGGCGGAATATGCTATCGATGATTACTTGAAGCACTGGGATAACCCGAGACACCTACGCATTGAGGGTCGGGCGATGGGCTGGCAGCGCCGCTCTGGATGGACTGACGTAACCGCAACGTGGGAAGGGATAAGGGAAGCGCTATCGCTGGACCGCGCTGACTTCCGACTCTCTTTCACTATCGAGGGAGATATCCTGACTGCGACTCGGTACTCTCACGATGAACCCGTAGGCGCTCGCTTCAGTATCTATCCAGTGAAGCACCTACCCGACACGATGGACTTAGATGAAGCTATCAAGCTGGAGCTAGTCGATGAATATGGATGCCATAAGGGATGCGGCGATTACTTCTATGACTGCCGCTGCGAGGGAGAGGATAACAAGTAATGAAGACCTATCAAGCTGAAGTCATAACTCAAGTACTCTATATAAAGGCTAATAGCGAGGATGAAGCCGAGTTGAAATATAGCGCCTACTTCAATGAAGAGACGTGTCCCTGCGGCGTGGATGGATGCGACTGCGTGGATGATGGAGAAGATACCTATCACAATATGACACTATGGGAAGAGGGAGAAGAGCAATGACTAGATACCTAGCTAATAAGAATGGCGACTGGTGGGAAGTAGATGAAGGGGAAGAGTATCTCTTCATCATTGACACTGAAGATATCAAGCTGCAGGATGCACTGAAAGAATGGGGATACGTGGCGGGAGAATATAACGATAAATTCGAGCGCTTCATCCACGAGTACGGGACGGTGATTTACAGTGAAGGAGTATAGGTTCACGGTTACCGTGAGAGTAGAAGAGGATGACTATAAGCGTATAGCGACTATGGAAGTCTATGACGTAGAAGATAGCGACCCAGTGAAGCTGCCTATCTCGGAGGAGAGCGTCCCGTATTACAAGGGGATGGACTTAGGCAGACTAGCGTGGAGAACGTGGGAGATGCTGGCTATCCCACCAGCACCAATGCCAGAGATAGATGACCTAATCAAGATGGAGGAGGAGAGCAATGCCTAGTATCAAAGTGAGAGAAGAGCAATTACTAGCGCTTACGCAGGAGGAGCGGGAGAAGGGGGACGATAGCAACCCTATTCTCTATGCAGAGTCTGGTCCCTGTCGATATCAAAGCACCACGTACTGGTTCTCTGAGGATGATGGTGTGATAGTCGAGCAAGATATGGATAATGTAGAGGATATTACCGTGAAGTATATGAACGGTGATGAGACTGTAGAGCTAACCGATGGACCGTTATATGACTGGGCCATAGACCTATATGAGAGTGAGTAGGAGAAGAATATGAATAAAGAATACTATCAAGCGAAGGCTGACCTATGCAGGGACCTAGCTATCAAGCAGATGGTGGAGGGTAATAGTGGGGAAGCAGGGAAGAATCTCATTAGGATGGTAAACGCATTGAATGAGTTGAATCTAATCAATTACAAGGAGGAGAAAGATAATGAAGCTAATAAACTTCTATGAAGTAATGGACCGCAAGGGAGATATTGCGTGGGGAGGGACAAGCGCTCTCGACGCAGTCGAGTGGTTCAGACGTGGGCTAGACTGCTCTGTATTCGTGAGCGTCTGGAATGAGGAAGATATTGAGGAGCCAGTGCTTGTTATCGATAAGATAGAAGTGTCTAGTCTGATTCGCTATGCAATAGCTAACGAGAAAGAGCGCACGTTTGGAGTGGTGCTGCGATGATATTTCTAGGTGTAATAGTGGCGACCATAATTGCCTATCTACTTATAGTGTGGGAGGATAAGCTCAATGAACGAGGATGAAGCACGCACATTGACTGCCATCAAGCAGTCGGTTTATTACCGTAATTACCGAAGAGCAAGAGACCGAGCACTGGTACGTCTAGCTCAAGCATATCCTGAGCAGTATCGAAGTTTATTCGAGGAGGAGAAGGCAAGAGATGAAGCAGAAGGTAAGACTTGGACTAGCAGCGGCACTTCTATCATTCCCCCTGATGATGGTCGGGTTAGACCACGCACGCACACCATACTTAGACGCATCGAAACCGACGCAGATAAACAGAGCGAAGGCAACGTGGAAGGAGAAGAATGAAAATAGAAAAACCGCCAAAGAATATGCGTGGGTTGCGTTTGGTTGGAGGGGAGGAGAGTGGCGATGTCTCAATAAACTTTGGACCCGTGAGAGCAGGTTTGACCACTACGCACAGAACCCAACAAGCTCAGCTCGAGGAATTGCTCAGCTCCTTAGAGAGCAGAGTAGCGACCCTCGAATCCAGATACTGCGAGGTCTTAGATACATTTCTGAGCGTTACCGAACGCCTTGTCAGGCTTGGCGCTTTCACGAACGCAGGAATCACTATTGAGAAAGAGAGCGAGAACGAGTAAGATAAGAGTTACTGATACCCTTCATCAGTAATAGATAACCCCGCAGACCAAGAGTGCTAACTGCGGGGTTATTTTATTTACTATCGGTGGAATACCAACCGCTTCCCTTGAAGTGGGCAGGAGGGGACTCCCACTTTCGGTTCAATGTGGAGGAACATTGAGGGCAGTCGTATTCCACTTCGATATCGTGGATGCTACGGATAACGAGGAGGACGTTACCGCAAGCTGGACATTCGTATTCGTATTTCATTGGTAAGGACTATCTCCACCGAGATTGTTCTGTAACTTACGAAGAGAACTTTGGCAACGCCTATCAGCGGTGGAGATAGCACACTCTAGGTACGAGGCTAACTCTTGGAGAGTAAGGTTCTCGTGGTATCTCTTGATGAGAATATCTTTGTCAATAATATCTAACTTCAGGTATGCCTTCTTGATGTCAATAAGTGTGGCCAGTAAGTTGCCACCTTCAGCAGGAGCAGACTGCTTCTTTGGCTGACCATCGTTGATGAGGTTCTGTGCCTGTTCTAGCACTGTGTTATCTACAACGGAGGCGATAACGTGGGGCAGAAGCTGAGCGATAACTACTGTGTCATAGAAGGCTTCATCTCCTGGTTTATATCCGCTACGAATAGCCTTCTCTTTACGAGCGTAACGTTCGCAGTGTCGTCTCATCTGCCACGCTAAACGCTTCTCGTTGATAACTCTCTGCACTGTGTTCTCTTCATTGAGAAGGGTGTCAAGGTGTTCTGTGCGTGATAGGTACCACGAGTAGCACTCTTGAACTATGTCTTCTCGATCCACATAGCCACGAAACCTACGGCAGATAGTCGTGGTTACACTAGATGCGATGTCAGGTATTGCGGGATGTATCGTACTCATTGGCTCTCTTATTCATCTCTTCAACGTAACGGGCAGCCTTCAATCTCTTCGCTTCTTGTATCTTCTTACGGCGTAGCGCCGCCTTGTACCAGCTATGCTTCTCAGTCAACCTTCTCTAACCTCCGTGACAGTTCTGCAATCTTTTTCATACAACCGTTGAATAGTTCTGTCTTTTCAAAGTCAGTAAATATCTGTGGCTTACGAATAATGTTGGCGTGATACTCACAGTAGGCACAAGGTGGAGACTCAGTGCAAGTAGATTCATATAACCTTGCCCATTCATCTAACTTTTCTTGACTAATCATTTGGTAACTCAGGCCATTTCTTATCAAGTACCATAATTGCAATGGCAGAATAGTTCAACAAATCTATGAAGGAGTCTCGGAGGCTTTCGTTTGAGGGAGATACTCTGCTATCAAGGAGGTTATTGATACGAGCCACTTTGTCCCACATTCGCACGCGGAGTCCGTTGAGTGCTCCACCTGGACTGTGAGCGATGTTCTTCGGGCCGTAATCACTATGCTTGCGGATGAGCAGATTTCCAGCGGAGTCCAAGATGGACCAGACATCTCGAATGAAGTCATCATCTATCCTCTTGCGGGCATCGGCTGACAAGTTATAGTCCCAGCCTTGTAATCTATCGAGACTATTATCATCCCCATATCCATCAATAATCTGGCTGCCTCTTGGAGATCCTTTTTCTTGCTCACTCACTGTACTCCTCCTACTAGATTGGCTGTTGCTTCTTTACCATTTGCTAAGTAAAAATCTGTAATGTCCAATCCTGGTGGTAGTGTAACAATCTGCGAGTTACTTATCTCGCTCGCCACGCGGCGAGAGAACTCAGCTCCAGGATTAGTTCCATCTTCTTTGACATCGTTGTCTCCGACAACATAAACAATATCAAAACCATTGAATAACTTCTGATAATAGGGCTTCCACGCCGCAACTCCAGGCACTCCGACTGCTGGTATCCCACAGTTAGACTCCATTATTATCGCATCAAACTCACCCTCACAGATAACGATAGACTTGGTAGCAGATAAGGTAGCAACCACATTGAATAGGTGGCTCTTCTGTCCAACAGGTGCACCATACTTAGGCTTGCCATCATCTAATCTTCTGAACTTGAAACCAACACATAAATCTAAAGCTGTGAAATAAGGTATTGCAAGCCAACCCTCGTAGCCTTGATGCCCCTCTATCGGATCTGTGATAGTGCCAAGTCGAAACCTAGCGGCAGTCTGTTCAGATATTCCACGTCCTGCGAGGTAGCCTAGCGCCCTGTCGCTTATTGCCTGAGCGTAGTGGTGCGCCGCCTCCTGTAACAATTTCTCCTGCCCTTGCGAGAGCATCCTTGAACCCCACATTCTCTAATTCCATAATGACATTGACTGCATTGCCACCCTTGCCACAGGTGTGACAGTAGTACAAGTTGTTGTATGTATCTATGACTGCACTCTTACGAGTGTCATTGTGCATACAGCAACGCACTGAGATATTGCGTCCCTCTTTTACTTCTCCTCCGAAGTGTCTAACTACTTCTGCTATGGAGACTGCGTTTGCATCGGAGGAATCTTTGCCCCTCTTTTTACGAACCATCCTGGTCCAGTCTTGTGCTGGCATCCGCAATCTCCTTCACACTTCTCGTGGAAATCTATAGCCAAATCTAACTTACCAATGGTGTTGTGATGTCCTGCCCATTTACAATTACTGCAGATCATCTTCAGCTTCTTCTTCCTTCTGTTCTACCTCAGTTGGTTCTTCAGGTAGCGGTGGTTCTGCTGGTGTTGTCCACCCTTGACTGCTTGTTATCTGTCCTTGTGGTACTGGCATTTGTTCTACCCATTTCTCTAGTGTTTGTATTACCCACGCATCTTCGATGCTACCTCTGCGTCGTTTGACTATAACGAAGGCTGGTGGGTTGACGGGTAGTCCACGAGCCTTCGCATAGTTGGCTGCCTCAGTCTGGGCTTCTGCCCAGAACTGCGGAAGATTGATTGACTTGCGATTCTTGCATTCCAGAATGTAGGTCTGACCTGCGATTATGGTGACAATGTCACCTTCATCATTGGCTCCAGCCTTAGCCAGACGCTCAGCAAAGTGTCCAAGTTTGCGTAAGTATTTCATTACATCCGTCTCAAACTTTGATCCCTTAGCCTTATTGTACGAACTCACAAAGCCCTCGCTAAGTTAGAGTTGTAAATCATTCTGCCATAAGCATCGCTATCACCAATTTGACAGGTGGCAAAGTTTACAAATAAACCAGCCCAATCCTTGCCATCAACAGAGTGTTTGCCAAAGCGATTCTTGACGGCTGCAACCCGAAGCGTATGCTCAAATGGGTTGTAACCAAGAGTGAGTATCAGTGCAGGTAACTGACTTACCTTACCGTGAATTGCTCTACGGTGTGGCGGTTCAGTCATATTGCCATACTCGCTCTGTTCTGATACGTGATGCAGAACCATTACACAGGCATCAGTCTTGCGAGCCATATCGTGTAGCTCAATCATTATCTGCCTTAGCCCTGACCATTCATTATCAGTTTCAGCGACCACATTCATCAGGTTATCTATGACTATTAGTTGTGGTGCTATGCCATAGAGTTCAATGTATGCCTTGATTTCTGACTCGATATCATCGAGGTTCGGGGATGAATCAAAGACCCATTGAATATGTGATATGCCTTGCAACACTTCATCGTAGGCTTCAGGGTTGATAGAGATTTGATTCTCTACCGTCTGCTGAGTATGGCCTGCAAGATGAGCTGATGCTCGTAACATCACAGTAGCAGTATCGGTATCTGCGGAGAAAAACAAAGTAGGTACTTTAGCCTTGATAGCGTATACAAGAGAGAACATAGATTTTCCAGCGTTAGGTGCAGCGGCAACCATACACACTTGACCACGCCGAAACTTTATCTCTTTAGTTTCTAGATCTTTCCACACAGTAGGAAGCGGTGCAGCCGTTGACTGCACAGACTTCCAAGCGCGGTCTAATCTAAGCACTTTCCTCCCGTCGTATTACTTGTATCTTTAGCCTACGTCTTACTAGTTTTCTATTCGCCTCTGTAAGGCCACCCCAGATTCCGTAATGTTCGTTATAGATACCCCATTCTGCACACTCAACTTTATGGACACACTTGTCACATATACTTCGAGCGTAGACTGTTTCGGGAATGCTTCCTTGTCCAGGTTCTGGAAACCAGAAGTCACCGCCTGCCTGAGCGCAGAGAGGATCCTCGTATTCACGGGGTCCTCGCATTGGGTCATCGAACCCAGATTGTCTGACACTTGTCCGTTGCTCCCTTTGGAGCAGCGCACATATATCCCTTCCAAGGGCCTTTAGCTCCTACACCTTCGCGGTATGCCATCTCACCGTGACGGCAGGTGTGACCACCTTGTGCTGATGATGCTGCCGCTACTGGCGCAGCACTACGTACGGGCGCAGCAGAACCAGCGCCTGAGAATGATTGGCTAACGCTTCCAATAAGTGCGGAAAAGTCCTGCGCTGCAGTGAGCAACGCTTCCAATTCCTCCTTACTAGCAGCGTAAAGATTGATAAGAGTTCCATCTGGTGACTTGAAGTTCACCTGGAACTTTGTTGATTCTGGTGCAGCCATTTACTTACCTCCGAGTTTCTTTATGGAAAGCCTTGTGCTTTCCTTGCCTTGCTTTGTCGGTACATAACCCAGTGCTTTCTCCACTGCTTCTTTATCTACCGTATTACTTTGACTCGTAGACCACTTGATCTCGTAGCCAGTTGAAGTAATTCCTGTTACGCCAAGGAGTGATTCTCTTAGCGATTCCTTCTTTGTTTCTAAAGCCTTTATCTCTTCATCAATCTGTGCATAGTGCAGAGCAGTCAGAGATTCTGCTCCGTCAATAGTTATATCTTCAGGTTTGGTAAGTCCTTTTTTTATACCAACGCATCCCATCTCACCAGAGGCATCATAGAATTTGCAGTAGCTTTTACAGTATGACTCGTGCCTTTCAGGGGCAGGAGCTTCCTGCGTAGTCCGAATCGCTTCTAACCAATTCAGGGCCTCTAGTGCGATGGCTTCGTCATAGGGTTCGCTGTGAACTAGGATGTCACGCTCATCCCCATCACGAGGTATGGCTACAAGGTTGACGTTCTGGACCTTCCCCAAGCCAGACTTGTCAATCAGATAACCATAGACTTGTACTTGCCAGCGTTGCTGTTCACTAGGAAAGTAAGAAAGATTCTTTACCTTCACAGTTTTCCAGTCAACGACATCCCCTGTCCCAGGAATGAAGCAATCAACGTGAGCCTTCATACCGCCAAACTC